CAAGCTACGCGAAATGCGCGACGCCATGCCTCCAGAGGCCGATGTCGCGATAGACCAGATGAGTGTGAGCATCGGGCAGTTGCAAAACACCGTGAGTGCGGCCACGCCCAGTGTTGTGACGTTGGGCACGCAAATCAAAAACACCATGACGGACAGTCTGGCAGATGCCGCGGCAAATTCCGTCAGTAACTTCAAAAGCTTGGGCGAGATTGTCTCCGGCGTGCTGCGCCAAATTGCCGGAGAGATCATGCGCAGCGGTATCAAGGGACTGTTGGCCGATCAATTCAAAGTCGGCGATAGCGGTAGCGGAGGTGGGATTTTCGGGGCGCTGTTTTCTGCAGGTAAAAGTCTGTTCGGCTTCGCCGAGGGCGGCCACATCCGCGGTCCAGGCACTGGCACCAGCGACAGCATCCCGGCGCTAGTCGATGGCCGCATGCCGATTGCTGTCAGCGACGGCGAATACATTCACCCGACGCGCGCGGTGCGGCACTATGGCCTGGGTTTCATGGAAGCGGTACGAACCCTACGACTGCCCAAGCCGCGCTACGGCTTCGGCGGATTAGTTGCGGCACACCAAAGCGCGCAACGCGCCCAGCGCGCTCGTTTTGCCACGGGTGGCGCGGTTACGGGCGCAGCCGGCGCGCAACTGCCCCCCATGACGATCCGCCTCAACAATACCGGCGCGCCCAAACAGGCCAGCGAGCCGAAAGTTTCGCGCGAAAGCGGCCGCTACATCATCGACGTGCTGCTAGATGACATACGGGCCGGAGGGCGCGGGATACAAGGCATCAAGGCCGGGTTGCAGCGGGGTTAACGATGGCGTACACGACCTTCCCCGCCTACGCACAGCTTGTACTCGACAACGCCTGGCAGACCAGCGCCTCCGGTGGCGTGGCGCGCACCGAGATGGATGACGGCTTTATCGAGCAGGCCAGCGTGCAGTCGCATGCCCGGTATGAGGTCGAGCTGGCTTACCGCTTATTCAGCCAAGCCGACAAGGACAGGTTCGAGGCGTGGCGGCGCAATGACCTGCGCCTGGGGGCGCTGTACTTCGCCTGGATCGATCCCGAGGACGCCACCGGCGCCACGCTGCGCCGCGCGCGCATCGTCAATGGCGCTGTGCGCTATCAGGCTCTGTCGAATCGTTTCGATGAATACCTCGCATCGTTCACATTGGAGTATTGGGTATGACCGCGCGCAAATCCCAGCGCTTTCGCAAATCCGCCCAGCAGCTCTCTCCGGGCGACCGGCCCTTGATCTTGCTGGAACTATCACACGCCCTGCTGCCTGAGCCGATGCGCTTCGTCGGTGACAACGCGGACATCGTTTCACGCGGCTACCTCTACCACGCCACCACTTTCGAGTTTGGCTGGCCAGATGACCAGGACGGCCGCACGCCCGCGGCAATGCTATCTATCGGCAATATCTCAGGCGGTGTCGGTGCANTTTTCGAGCAGACCCACGGCGGGCGCGGCGCGGTGGTCACAGCGATTCAGATCATGCGCAGCGTGCCGGACTTCATCGAAGATGAACTGGTGCTCGACTTGCGTAATATCGAAGTCACAATGCAGTCCGTCAGCGGCGCGCTGGGCTACGACGATGTACTCAACACACCGGCAGTGGGCTACACCTACCGCCCGGAAACCGCACCGGGGTTGTTCTGATGGCGCACTGGTCAGACCCCTACATCGACATTCCGCACGCCGATCTGGACTGTGCGCAACTGGTCGAGCGCGTTCTGCGCGAGCAGTTCGGGCGCGACTACAACTTTCTGCGCCGCACATCCGACGACCTCGACCATCGGTCAAGCTTGATCGTCACCCACGCCGCCGACTACGCCCGGCGCATCGACCAGCCCGTGGATGGCTGCGGCGTGCTCATGTTCGCGCGCGGGCGACGCGCCCACATGGGGCTGTACTGTCTAATCGATCACGCGCCGTACGTGCTGCACAGCGATTCCGTTTTTGGCTCTAGCGTGCGCACGCCACTGACACGGCTGATGCGTTGCTACAAAGTGGAGGGGTTTTACGCATGGCTGTAGCCCAATCGCTATCGGTCGTTTATTGCCCAAATCCATTACGGCCAGCCGGCGAGCGCCAGCACAAGACGGTTGCTCTGCAAAAGGGCGATACCGTCCAGTCCATCGTCGAGCGGCTCGGCCTGCACGACACACCGCTGTCCGTCACGTTGGGCGGTTGCCGGTTGAGCGCCGTCGGGCGGCGCGCCACGCGTGTGCGCGACGGAGACGTTCTGGTGCTGCAACAGGTGGCGGGAGTCGAGGCGGCTACAGTCGCGGCCAAATTGGTCATGTACGCCGAAGTGTCGTACGGCACCGCCCTCGCAATTGGCACCGTATTGGCCTTTGCCGCCAACACCGCAATTGCAATGGCGCTCTCGGCGGTGGCCAGTTCACTCACGCGGCCCTCGGGCAGTAGCAGCCAGCAATCCGACAACACGCCCGCTGTCTACGGTGTTGAGGGTGGCTCCAATAGCTCACGGCCTTATGAGCCATTGCTGTTGGTGCTCGGCGAACACCGAGTGTTTCCTGATTACGCGAGCCGCCCTTTCGCCGAATTCGTGCTGGACCCAACAACTAAAACCGACGTCATCAACAACACGCCGGCTACCGAGATGCGGCAGCATCCACCATTCAGCGTTACCGCTGGCAACCCGGTTGCGCCGTGGGTACAAATAGCGACAGACGACCAGTACACCTATTACGGCGACAACGCAGCCCGCACCTACACCAGCAGCGAGCAGGGCAAAGTAAGCCAGCCGCACACATTCGTGGTACGCCGGTCCGCCAGCGGCACCGCGACCGTTGCTACATATGAGGATTACTTGATCCTGACCGATGCGCAGCAAAGTTTTCAATGGACGCCCGCCATTGACAACACGACCAACGTGTCCGGCGCCACGGCGTCTGGCTGCCGGTATGTCAAAACTGGGAACCTGGTGCAGATCATGGGCACTGTCACGTTTACAGTCATCGCCAGCGGCGCCATAGAGTTCCGGCTATCACCGCCCACCACGGTGTCATTTGCCAATGAGTCCGATGTGGCCGGGCAGTTTAACGATACCTGGAGCGTCACCGGGCGCGTCTATGCGCTGACTGGCACCAGCACGATTCCGAGCCTGCGATTCAACGGGCAAGCGTCTTCCGCAGGCAACAAAACCGTCAGCTTTACCGCTACATATTACGCGCCATCGGAGGGCGGTTAAATGGCATCGTGGAGCCCACTGGGTACCAAGTTGCCCGTCATCGTCCGTTATGGATACGAGGTTGTCTACAACACCGAGCGCCTGACCAGCGTCTTTAACTTCGGATTTGGAGATCTGTCGATCAGCGACGAACGCCTCGGAGCCAATGTACTCGCCCAGTACCAACAAGTCGAGCTGCACAACAGTCAGGTGCCAGCCGGACAGGGTGACCGCACTACGCTCACAGGCTACACCAGCGCTAATTGGCCAGGCGACATTTATCCTGGCAACGTGCAGACCATCGACGGCGGCGCGTTAGTGCAAAACGACCAGGTTCCGAACTCCGGATGGGTCGAGCGCCAGGGTTCGCAGGCCGGGCGTTACATTCAAATCGACATCGCCGGACGCCTGTTCAAGCAGGGTGGCGGCGGCATTAAAAACCTGTCGTGCACATTGGAGGTGCAATACCAGACGCCCGGCGAATCAGTTTGGACGCCCTTTCCCTTCTCTCCCATCACCCTTACAAGTGGCACCACGCGAGTAGTGCGCGAGACATTTTCAGCCTATCTGTCCACGCCTGCTATTAAGTTCCGCGTGCGCCGCGTCACGCCTGATTCCACTGACGCCAGCGAGGTGTCGGAATTGGAATTCACCCGCGTCAAAATATTCCGTGACAGCGACGCGCTGTACCCGGCCCAGCGTCGACAGGGCCTGATGATCCGCGCTACCGGCCAGCTTAACGGTCGCGTCGACCGCTATTCCGCGCTGGCGCGCATTAAGTGCTGGGTCTGGACTAGCCCAGCGCCGTGGAACGGCTCGCTGCCCGGCTCCGGCGCGTGGCAATGGCGCGAGACAACCAACCCGGCCTGGCTGTTCATTTATTTTGCACGCGGCGGCTTTCTCAACCCCACGGCTAAACCGGCACACCTTGGCTTGGCTGGCTGGCTGGATGAGCCGAACCCCGGCAACGGAGACCGGCTGTTCGGTGCTGGCCTGACCAACAACCGCATCGAT